TTATAGTTCTTCAAGGTCTTTTTCGATCTGGTCATCGGCTTTGTTTTTGTACTCATCAATCAGGTAAGCATAGGTTTTCATTGTAACGGAGATGTCAGCGTGTCCTAGCCGTTGTCCAATGACGTAGATATCAATTCCCTTAGACAGCAGGTAAGCGACGTGAGAGTGCCTTAGAGAGTGGAAATGGAAGTCACGTTTGGTGATGCCGGCTTCTTTCATAACTTTCCGAAGTGTTTTGTTAACTGCGCTACTGGTTGGCAAGGTCTTAAATTGATTTTCAAACACCATTTTGTGATGATTGACTTTCAATTCGCTCAACAGACTAAGCAGTTTGCCGTTAACTCGGATGGTGCGATTTGAACTTTTCGTTTTGGTTGGCTTGAAACCTGTCCCATAAAGGTAGTCCCATGACTTGTTGATAGTGATTGTATGCTTGTCAAAGTCAATGTCGTCCCACGTAAGAGCCATAATCTCTCCGAGACGTGCACCTGTATAGATAGCCGTAACAATCATGTAGCGGCTGGTGTAGTTGGATCTACGACCATTCAGCGCAGCATCTTTGATTTTAATGATTTCGGCAATGCTAGGGTATTCGACGTGCATGGCGTTATTTTTGTTGTAGACCAGGTTCACTCGTTGGGTGAAGTCTTTGGGGATAATGCCATCAAGGACAGCCGATTTTATACAGGCACGGACGGTTGCATTGAGTTTTTTAACGGTTTTAGGGGCGTGATCGGCTCCATAATCATTGATGAACTTCTGGTAGTCGCTACGGCTAATCCTTTTTAACTTAGTGTTAGGAAAGTATTTCTTAATAATGTTTTTAGCATAGGCAAAGAATCGCTGTGTTGCTTCTGTGATCGTTGGTTTTTTATAGATTTCATACCAGTTAGAAAAGTAGTCTAAAAGGGTGGGATCAGCTTCGATGTTAGCACCAGTCATCTGTTCTTGCTCCAACTTGACCGCATATTGGCGGGCTTGCTGTTTGGTGGCAAACCCTGACTTACTTTTCTGGTGTAGCTTACCGCTGCTATCACGCCAGGAAATACGAGCTTGCCACTTCTTACCGCGTTTCATAAAATTGGCCATAATAAAACCTCCTTAAAGAGATCCATCACCAATAGTCCTATTGATTACCCGAATTAAATCAACCATTTTCATGCCTTTAGCTCTGGCGCGATCTCCAGAATAAATGGTCCCGTATATATTGACAGATTGTCCTTGAAGTAGAGCACCAGCAATGTCACATAATTTGTAATATCCATCATCACGCGTGTACCGGTTATAGTTAGGTATTTTTGATAAATCCATTGTTTACATTCTCCAAACGTATGTTCTTTAATAATCATTTTTAAACCGGTCGATTTCGACCGGTTTTGTTTGAATTAAAATTAGTTGTGACTAATAGAACCGTCATCATTAACTGTCGCGGTATAGCCATCACCAGAGAAAGTCCAACCGTTTGCGGTCCTTGTGGCTTGCAAATCACCGTTGGCACCACCAATCATGGCACGAGCCTGATCTTCAGAAGTGGGGCTACCATTCTGGGCAGCCTGATTATGAGCTTGTTGTTGATCGTCCCAAGTAGCTGATTGGGAGTTGTTGCTCTGTTGAGAAGATTGTTGATTATTTTGCTGGTGGGTAGGCTCTTGTTGCTGTTTCCGCTTCCGCGACTCTGCTTCACGTTTTCGACGCCATTCACGTTTATTGCGGAGCTTACGCCGCTTAATGCTTTCGACTTTTTCACTGTGCGCTTTAGCAGCAGCTACTTCTTTATCGTAGTGTTTTTTAAAACCAAAACCGATAGCAACAGCAAAGCATAGAATAATTAAGCATGAAATAATTATTGATTTACGTTTCATTTATTTCTCCCACTAATCCACACAACATTTTTTATACTTTTTTACGATGCTTCATTGCTTCTTTAATCATTTTGATGATCTCTTCGCGCTCTTCTTTGGAAACATTAGAATCAATGAAATACTTTGGCTTATTTTCCTTATTATCTTTAAACTTCACATTATCGTCCATATCATTGTAATTACCTTTCTCGAGATTTATGTTTTTGATGTTGAGGCTTTTTCTGTACTATGAGCATGGTTAACGAATTTGCAAATTCTTTATCATAGTACTTAGGTTTGTAAATGAATCCTTTTGATTTATCTTCTTGTTTATGTGTTTTGAATTTTGCCTTTTGTAGCCTGTCATTTAATTCTTGAGGGGAACTGTGGTATGTATTAAATGGAGAATGTATCCATTCCTTTATTGCTAACTCAAGTAAATGAATTTCATCTTTGTATCTATGTTGTTTGCGATATAATTTAGCAATATTCTCAGCGACAGAAGGATTAAAAACTAATAATGGTAGCCAGGTCTGTTCCGCTTTATCCCAATCTCCTTGCTTGTATAGCTGCTCGCCTAAAGTAAAATTATAGATATATAACGAATGACCATACCGTTCTAAAGACATTCGCGCTCCATTAGTACCAAATTGCTGGGCACTTTCCAGAAGAGTACGTTTTTTGCTATTACTAATATCTTGGTCTATGTTAGGAATTGAATCAAGCTGTTGTCGTGTTCGTTCTATAGATGATTTTTTAGCCACTGGATTGTCAGTGTTAGCGTTAAAAGTTCGATTATGAGTTTTATCTGAGCTTTTATATTCTTCTGGGTGGTTCTTGAGATATTTTTTTACATGTTTATGTGCATCCATTAAAGATGCTGTTAACTTTATTCCTACTTCATCAGCATTCAAGAGATCAGGGAATTGAATGATTCGCTGATCTTCAGGTAATGAATAGTTAGACAAAGTTAATGGTGAAGAATCAATATTTTCTTTATTGATTTTGACAGGGGCAGGAAAGTATGGGTGATCGTATCTTCTAATTAGATGTTTGATAAGTTCCGTCCTAAATAAAATTGGATACTTATTTATGTATCGTTTATTTGTCCAGTGCAGATCAGATGCACGAGAAATAATAAAATCTGGATCTATTTTTCTTTTAAAAGAAAGCTTTATAAAGAGAGCAACATTAGTTGGTAACTTAGAAGTGTCTATGCCCTTGAGATAGTTAAGGTTCGAATATTTCTCGGCAGCCCCAACAGCTGCAACGGAAGAATAATAATTAAAAGATGTATTATTAAAAGTTTGTTGCAATTGCTTGATCGTTTTAACGGCTTGCGGAACCTTATTATCATCATAGATATGACGTTCTAAGCAATACAACAAAAGAAAGGGATACCCCATATCATCAACACTATTTAGTGTCTCAAGCCAATTCAGGAAGTATCCTCTTTGAGCTGAAGACAAGTCTTCATAAGATGGGAAATACTTGATTTTTTGAGGCTTATTAAATGAAATTGGGAGAGTTATATCAATTGCCGATGGTTCTTCTGTTTGTTCACTAATGTTTTTTCTTGGACCGTTTTTAAAATAAAGCAGTTGCAACACATCCGAATTAATCTTAGAAATAGTTCTTACAGTAGCATTGGATGGCATGCTGTCTTTGTATGCATTTGATAGTTGGGTTCCTAAAGAGCGCTTATTACTTTTCCTTTTGGAATGCTTAATTACAATGGAATTATTATTGCTGGTTGAGCTTTGCTTTTGTGGCTCAACAACATTGATAATTGCATTAGGCTTCTTCTTTGACTCAAGGAACTTATTTTCTTTAGACTCGCGTTTCTTAACATAAATCCAAATGCCAACAAGAATAGCAATTACTAAGAAAAAGGGCCAATAGGTTAATATAAGAGCTAAAACGAATAAGCCAATAAGTGTATAACCAATAAGTTTAAAAAAGTCTTTCATAATATTCCTCGTTATTGGATAAATAAAGATGCGATGTAGTCAAATTGATTAGGTATTCCGAAGCGTTCACAGAACTGAACTGGATTATTAACGCTAATGTCGTGTTTTTGACAATATTGGTTTAATAATTTAATTCCTGTGATATTTGCACTATGTTCTTCTTTAGATGAACCAACAGCCGTAAACTGATGAATTCCTTTATCACCGTTCAATATATGCCCAATTTCATGTGCAAAACTAAAAGGTATTTCATTTGGATGCTTCCAGTTCATGTTTACAACGACTATGCGTTGGTCTCCATACGAGGAAGAAGGTGTTGTTGGTTTTAAGTAGCGCGTTAGGATACAACCAATGTTGTTATCAAAAGCATAATTCATTAGCCATTCCATTAAATCATTCAATAGTCTCACCTGTTGTTCTTTTGATTCAAATAGCCCTTAATAAGATCCTTAATGACTTCTTTTTGGTCATCGCTTACTGGGATTCCTTGATAAGGGCGTAAATTATCGACGGCTTCATCAACAGACAAGCCGTCTTTTTTGATAGTATTATCGTTACCCAGTAAATAGTCGGTAGAAACTCCTAACACTTTAGCTACTTTATTTAAAGATTGAGTGCTAGGCGTTTTATTTTTCCAATGGTAAATTGAATTGGTCCCCAAACCAGCTTTATCGTTTAAAGCAGTGAGGGTATATCCACGTTGCTTTGCAAGATGTTTTATACGCTCAAATGTTGTCATAGCAAGTTAACTCTTTTCTTTTTTAAAATAAATTAGCAAAAATGCGTAAAATTACTTGCAATATTAGCACGTGTGCGCAATAATATAGTTGTCAACAAGTTGAGCAACGAGCTATATGCAAGAAGGCAAGCGTTTGTTGCTTATTTTTTAAGAACAATATTAGCACGTATGCTAAATGTTATCAACGTGTTGATAAACAAAAAGGAGGGTAAAAATGCCAGTAGAACAGGAGCTTGAACGCGCAACTCAGAAAGTTGAGCACGCTATTATGAAAGAACTTTCTAAAAGAAAAATGACCCAAGCAGAGTTAGCTAGATTGCTTGGAGAAAATCGAACACAAGTAAATCGAGCGATTCATGGTGTTAATGATCCTAAATCTAAGGCTATTCGTAAAAAGATCTACCGCGTTCTGGATATGTAGCTAACAAGGAGGTGAGGGAATGAACATCTATGAAGCATTAAAAAAACGAACCCCCCAGCAGGGGATCCGTCGAAGTTCATGGCTTGATCCTGATAGACATATGGTACCAACTGATACAAGTAATTGTTGCCTGATCTACAAGGGTACTCAATTGAAAGTAAAACGTTGGGCACCACAAGCAAAAGACTTACAAGCCGATGATTGGGAAATCATAACAAAGACATGAAAGCCTTAGTTGCTAAAGAAGTAAGTACGCTCATAGAAACACCTGAACCAAGTTTGAGTAATGATTGCTTGACCTCGATCCAAACGTTATCACTTTTGATCTTGTTATAAAGATCTAATCCTTTCTTGGTCATGCTACCCACAGAAAAGTCCGGCTGATTATTACCGTAATATTCGTCAGCATGGATATATCCTTCCTCTTTCAATATTTGAAGGGCATAAAAAACCGTTTCTTTATCATATTTATCTTTTAAACGGATTTCCATGTCATCAATGAAAGAATAGGAACTTGGTTCGTTAGCAATTTCTATAAGGATATCTCGTACACAATCTTCGTTAAGTAACATCTGTTTCACTTCCTTTCTAGGAAGAATTATATCAGAGCAACTCGTACAAGAAATAACAAAGGAGAGTGACGAGGAGATGGTATTCGCAATCATAGGAACAATCATTCTTGTGATCGCTACGACAATCGGCAACGTAATTATGCGTAATTGGCTTTACTTCATTTATTCGTTGCTTATTTGTGTGCTTTCTTGTTGGGCGCTTTTTTTAGAAAGGTAGCTAAGGAAGTTAAGAAATGGATAAGTGCATATTGGGATTTCAGATCATTACGTTGGTAGCGTCGCTAGTGACGATGTTTGTCAATCTAAGGAGGTGAGGGAATGAAACCAGTTCGATTGCAAATTAAAAAACGAATAACCAATCTGTACGATCATGGTTACTCGTTTGAATCAGCAGTATTCATCAATGGTCATAAGTTGGGACACGGTGTCACTAGCTTAAATCTTAGTATGCCAGCTGGAGCCAAACCAAAGCTGACTATTGAATGTATACCGGATGAGATTGACGTTGATTTACCCATTGATGAAGTCACGGTAAATCTAGACGGCAAGCCAATAGGGATTAGACAAAACAAAAAAGGCCCACAAACTACCGCTAATAGTTTGCAGACCTTCTACGTTAAAGAAGTTACTTCTTCTCAGCAAAAGCACGGGAAGCCATCCAAACGCCGTTACAGTCCTTGCAGCCATATAGTTCAACAGGCATGCCGACGTCTAAGAAACCTTCTTCCTTGGACGAACAGGAAATAGAGAAGCTGTCACCAACTGGTGGTTTGATGTGACCCCAGTTTGGGCTTCCGCAAAATGGACACTTTTTACTCATAGAATTCACCTCCTTTCATTGGGAGCTGAATCAAGTATATCAGAGCAACTTTCATAAGAAATGGCTAGGAGGTGACAGTTATGCTAAGCATTTCAGTGCCAGACGAACAGATTAAATCTGCAGTGAAAACAGTTGCTAAAGATTTGGACTTAGTGCCGCGAGACGATCTTTTAGCTTACTGCCCACCGTTGGAAAAGGTGCGCAAAGATTATTTCCGTAATCACACGAAAGCATGGATTCGCAACATGATCTTTGATCGCTTTCCTGAAACCTGGGACGTGAATGGTGGCTGGGCCATCAATCCACCAGGCAATGAACCGGGAATGCGAGGTACCTACGTTAAGTTTCAGCAGATGAAGCAATGGCTGGCAGATCATGACGATGAGATTGATTGGTATGAACGATTGGCCAAATAGGGAGGTGAAAGCTATGTACTACGTGTTAATCGTAACGGGAATCATCTTCGGTGTAACTCTGTACCAGACGATGAAGAATGCACAGGATATCAAAGAGATGAAGGAGGAGCGCCATGCTAACCGGAATTAGTTCATTCGTGATCATTTTATCGGTGGCCACCACGATGATGTTTTATCAGCATGACCTGCTGGGCGGGTTTGTATGCGCAGCAATCTTGTGCTGCTACCTGGCGGCTACGCTGGCTAACGATATCAACGATCACCGTAAGGGGGTGAAGTAATGAACAACATTGAAATTGATGTGCATTTGTATCGAGGTTGCCATCGTTTGACACAAGCAGAGCTTCGCTTACTAAAAAAGTCCAATCCCTCCAAAGAAGAACTGGACAAATACACAGTTAAGCTCACTCAACGATCATCGTAAGGGAGTGAAGTAATGGGCAAAAGTTTAACAGGAAAAATTGTTGAAGTTGCAGGCAGGATTGTTGGTTTAGTAATCCAAGACAACGGAAAAACGCTACTGATCCGTAAAGCAGAATTATGTAGTAATGAATTCGTACTTTATGAGTCAGCAACGTTCTTCAAAAAGACTGATTTAGTTGGTGCTTATTGGCTAAGGTTCCTAGACAAAGCTTCTGTCGTTACGGTACCCGTCAACAGCATTACAACAATGGACGCAGTTAGCGAACTTCTGCACATGTAAGTTGACTGTATTGGAGTTATTACAATATTCAACTCGGTGAATCAAATAGCGTGGGGCTTTGTGATCGCCGATTGAAATAATATCGCCACGATTTGGAATGCCGGCCAATCGAACATGACCGTCATTATGACCATTAACAATCAAATAACATTCGACCATTTAGTTCACCTCCTTTCTCAAGGAGATGAATCAATTGTATCAGAAAGGGTGATAAACAAATGAACCAAGACGAACTAGACCGGCTGAACGATAAGACATTGGCCGAGAACGATGACCACTACGCTGACATTGAAGATGATGAGCCAGAAAGCATCTGGGACAGTGAAGCGGCCAGCATCGCCGAAGATGAATTCATGGACGAAAGGGACGGATTCTAATGATTGAGAGTACAAAAAAAGCGCCAACTGCGGCAACAGCTGACGTAAAGAACATTAATAAAAAAACTTCTACGAGCAATTATATCACACTGGACGAGTTGTGTGACCGGCGGCGGTTTTATCGCGAACAGTTGGATAAAGAACCATGTTTCAGTAAAGCCTACCGTGAATTATATAACAAGTTTGAGACTTTCAATCTACTAGTTGCATGGAAGATGTGGGGAGGTGCTGAGTTGTGAGTGATAAGCAACCGTTTACCGTTCATGATGAACCGTCACTTAATTGGGCAGCGGGAAAGGCAGAAGCTCATCGTCGATTAGCCAATCAGTATATGGACATGGCCGAACAAGCCTATGATTTCTGGTTAAGCAAGGCTAATGACGAGCTGGACCAGGCACAGTACTTCAACGACATGATTAGCCAGTATGCTGACGAACAGCACCGGCTTAACCCAGATTGGCATTATACCGAGTCGCCTTTTATGCGGATAGTTTGGACCAAGCCTAAGACGAAGATCACGGTATCTAGTTCTAAAGACGTAATCAACCAGTTCAAGGGCACCAAGTACGTTACTGAAGAGGTTCAGCACAAGATCCACTGGGGAGATTTGAAAAAGAACCTGCAGACTACTGACGATGGCACAGTCTTCACCGAAGATGGCGAAATCGTTCGTGGTGTTAAGGCCCAGAAAGTTCCTGCAACCATGCAGATTAAGCACAAGAACGACAAGGGCCGTTGGGTAGTTGGTGATCAGCGATGAAACCAGAACGATTATGCGAACAAGAACAGGTAACTTTGTATGACCTGCAATACCGGAACGTTGAAGAGTGGCACTCGCCACTAGTTCACAAGCTAGAAAGAGGTGTAGAGCATGGCAACTAAGAAGAGCGTATTTGAGACACTATCCGCAATTGATGTGTCCGATCACTTAGACAAAAAGGGCAAGTTAGATTACTTGAGCTGGTCATGGGCTTGGTCAATCGTTAAATCTCATTATCCAACAGCCAATTGGAGTATCGGCGAATATCCAGAATACCGCTTTAACAAAAATAGCGGTGAATGGTATGCCACTGGTCAACAACTAGATTATCGACTAAACGAAATGGGTTGCGAAGTTAAGACATCAGTAACCATTGAAGGTGAGACCTATAACATGCGGCTATATGTAATGGACAATTACAACCGTGTTGTCAAAAAGCCTGACTTGGCTCAAATTAACAAAGCTCAACTGCGTTGCTTGGTCAAATCGCTAGCTATTGCTGGACTTGGTCTTAACGTCTATGCCGGCGAAGACTTGCCGATGGGCGACATTAATCAGCAAGACCAGCAGCGGCAAACACAAAAGCAGAAGGACCAGGAGCAACAAGCCCAGATAGCAAGCTATCACAAACTGTATAACCATGATGTTGCTGAGATTGTTAAATTGACCGGGCAAAATGAAGATGCTGTCAATCAAGCCATTGGTAATTCCCTGGGGCAAAAAGACGAATTCAAAAAGGCGGATCGCTTAGATCAATGGCGCCAACTTAGTGAATTTGCGCAAAACATGCTGAAAGACACTCAGACCAATCAACAGGAGGCAAGTTAATGCTGAATAGAGCAGTTTTAACAGGACGTTTGACAAAGGACCCAGAGCTACGGAGTACGGGCTCAGGAACGAAGGTATGCAGTTTTACGCTGGCAGTTGATCGCCAGTTCCGCAATCAGGACGGTAAGCGAGACGCTGATTTTATCCAGTGTGTGATCTGGCGCAAGTCAGCTGAGAACTTCGTCAAGTTTACCCACAAAGGATCGCTAGTTGGTATTGATGGTCGTATCCAAACTCGTAATTATGAAAACAATCAAGGCAATCGAATTTACGTGACTGAAATCGTTGTCGACAACTTTGCCTTGTTGGACAGTCGGCACGATAAACAGGGAAACGATCAAGAACAGGCACCATTGCCACCGGAGCCGTCAGCTAATGAATCGGAGGCAAGCGACAAATTGCCCTTTTGATGTTGACATAGAACATTTGATTAGGAGGTGAAGTCATGAACTATCTGAAGAACATTAACAAGTTTGAGGTTTTAGCTGAGCTTAATGAGTTGCCTGACAAGACGTATCGATTATGGTATGTACTCATGTCGATTAACAATGCTTGCGGCTGGATTCATTGGTTTAAAGTGCCACTGAAGGTTTTGCGGTCAAGACTTGGCACCGAGAACAAAACCACAATTTACAATGCTCGAAATCAGTTAGTTCAGTTGGGCTTATTAAAAGTGGCTCCTGGCAAAAGCGGAAGTGCTGCTAAGTACCATTTAATTCCTCTGGTACAAGATGATGGTACAAATCAGTACCAAGATGTTGTACCTAGTAGTGTACCTAGTGATGTACCAGGTAGTGTACCTAGTAGTGGACCATTAAATAAACAAGATAAGAATAGAAAAGATAAAACTAATACCCCTAAAGCCCCCAGGGGCAAAAAAACGAAATCGGATAAGCCCAAACTTGATCCGGTTGTCGAGAAGCAAGTTGACCAGATCATCGACCACCTCAATGAGCGTTTGGGCAACAAAAAGGGTGAAGGGTTCCGAAAGAGCACCGGCAGTACCCGTAAGGCTATTCGTGCCCGTATCAAACAAAGCTCTTACCTAGCCTGCATTGCTGTGATTGATGTTAAGGCCAATGAATGGCTTGGCGGTGACTATGAAAAGTATTTGCGGCCCAGCACACTGTTTCGCCCTAGCAATTTCGAGGAGTACTTGACTCAGGCTCGGCAAGAGTATCGCCGTAAGCGTAACCACAAGATGACTGATCGTGAACGTGACCAGAAAGAACTAGAACATCTGGCCGGTCAGTATTCGTTCTAGGAGGTGTGAAGTATGCAAAATCTATCAGCGATGATGACCAGGGTATTAAACAACGCCAAAAAGAACGGCATTGATATTCAACCAATGACCGCTGAGGAAAAAGAGGACTGGGATCGCAAAGCTTTCATGAAGAGCAAGGCGGAAGTCGATCAATTTAAACAGCGGCATTGGCGGCGTAAGAGCCTGTGGTCGGGCAACAATCCATTGCACTTCACACTTGATCTTTGGAAGCCAAAGCTGCAGAAAAACAGTCAATTAGCGGCCACTTTAGGCAATCAGGCATTTAGATTTGCTCAGCAGATGGCCAAGAAAGACTTCAACGTGCTGATGGTTGGCCCGGCTGGTACGGGCAAGACTTCGCTGGCGTTGGCGATTGCTGAGAAGCTGGTGGCTGACAAACAACGGGAATACGTGTTCATCTCGACGATGGCTTTATCTCGGTTGTTCAATGACCGGTTTCATGACAACGGAGCGTCTGAGGAACGGCTCAGTCGGCTGTACAAAGCGGCCAGCAAAACTAAACTGCTGATTCTCGATGACTTCGGCACAGAAGCCGGTATGAAACAGTACGACAAGCAGGAGAGCACTCGCTACAAACCAGTTCGTAAGGACATGCAGGAGTGGCTGTTCGACCTGTCAAATGCTCGCTATGAAGAGGCTACTAACAGCCACAAAGGGTCAACAATCATTACGACCAACTATACCGGCAAAGAGCTTATGCAGATGTACCAGCCAAAAATGCTGAGCCGGCTAATACCTAAGGGCGAGCAAAACATTATGAAATTTAACGGATTGGAGGATATGCGACGATGATTATTTTTGCACAGCGCCATTACCTGTGGCGAGGGAAAGATTATCTAGTGCATTCGACCTATAACGACGGTACGTGTGACCTGATTGTCGATGGTTGTTTGAAGAATGTCGCCAAAAATGAGTTGGAGGCTATGCAATGACGAAAATGTTATACAAAACCCCTGATGAGACCGTGTACACCAGCTTGTACCGCAATCGCTTGGTGGTAGCTAAATACATCACCCGGTTTTGCCCGACCTTTGAACCTTGCTGGGAGGGTTATGCGGAAGTTTTGCCGGAAGATGGTCTTGACCCAGAGGATCTCATGGAAACCGATGACATCTACAATCTGGACTACATGCTACCAGGTCGTGGATTGGGCTGGGGCGGATATCTGGAGTTGATACCGGGTGTCCTCACTAAGCATCAATTCCTTGGATTTGATGGCGAAGCAGATAGCTTGCAAGAAGCGATGGGCACTGCCTGTGAGTTAGCTGACCAGATCATCGAGTATGGCAAACAATATCGGCAAAGGCTGAAAAGAGGTGCGTCATGATTCGATTCACGATTGACATTGAACCCGTTCAGCAGATGCGTCCTAGAGCTACCCGGACCAAGTTTGGCGTAAGGATGTATGACCCGGATAAAACGGCAGCTTTCAAGAAACAGCTACGGCTGTTGATCCAGTCCAAGTATCGTGAACCACCGCTGGAAGGCCCACTGGAAGTGGAGTGGTGGTTCTTTCGCCCGGTCCAACAATCTCTCAGCAAGATTGAGCATCAGCGCCGGGTGAGCGGTGAACATTTACCTACAGTAAAGCCAGACCTGTCAAATTACGTCAAGTCGGCTGAGGACGCCCTGAACGGTGTGCTGTGGGGAGATGATGCCTATATCACGGACGAGCACATGCACAAGCGCTATGCCGACAGTCCGGGTATCTTACTAAAAGTGAGGAGGGCTAGTCATGGAGCAAGGGAGAAGTCGGGAGATTCTGCGGGCCTTGTATGACTACAGATTGATTCGCTGGAAAGTCCTCTGGTCGTTAATGCAATCACCAAAGACGGTGAGTGAGCTATCGGAGCAGCTAGGCGTAGAGCAAAGCGCCATGTCACATCACTTGCAGGTCTTGCGAGCGAGCGGTTTAGTACAGTCTTTCGGACGACATAAGCACCGCGTGTACCGGTTAGTCAATGCAACAAGGATCGGCAACTTGCTTATTGATATTCAGAATTTAGCAAAGTGAGGAAAAGACAATGCAATTCAAGAAATGAACCAGAACCAAATTATTTTTGACGCAGAAATTGACCAGTTCCAGGACAAGTGTGGCAGCTTAGTTGTGAAGCTGACCGCTGACACGAAGAAGGTCGATAAGAACCTACTTTCAACCATCATGAACACCGATGGGGGGGTAGTCGTGGTCATCAAATCAAACCAGGTCGAGCTTGTGCCTGACGAGCGTAAGGAAGCTGACGGACAGACGGAATTACTGGAGGATTAGACATGCAATCACTTAGTGAAACAAAAATCGATGATGTTGGAGTTGCGGAAGGAGTAGTAAATGTTCAAGTTTTTGTGGATGTTATTGGGGGCTTGAAGGAAGTTCCTGTATCGTTGCCGACTACGCTTCGCCAAATTTATGAATGCTATAAATCCGCCACGTTTATTTATGTGGTTGTCGATGGAATGCTATCAGGAACGATTTATCGTTGCGGCAATTATGGCGATGGAGAATGGCAACAGTATGCCAAAACTCAGGGTATGGCTTAGGAGGTAAGACAATGACAACAGATGAGTTAGTTGAACGGCTCAACAAGAATGAGCGGGTAATTGCAAGGCGTAAAGAAGGCAAAGTTGTTGTTTGCAACGATGGTGGGAATCCCGTAGTAGCAATCGACGATCAAGCAACTAATATCTTTGAGTTGGATTGGCGTTGTCGTATTCCGTATGTAGATTTTGGCAAGCCAAGTCGTGAGTACATTACGGCGCAGATCGAAGAGTACCTGCAAACGCCGATTGAGCAGCGGAAATCGGAGAAAAAATATTATTTATTAGCTAGATCAGGTTCTATATGGCCATACATGAAAGCCCGGTATGTAACTAGGATTACAACACAAGTCGACAGTGCGGCGTTTGATTATGGCAATAAACCAACCGTTTTTACTGAAAAAGAGCTGTCGACCATCAAAAAGTTTGATCCAGTTTTAGCCCCGGCAATTGAATTGATGAAGGTGCCAGTCAAGGAGGGCGACAAATGTTGATGGCAGACGGAAGTAAACAGATTAATACATCAGAAACTTCTGATGTTCTATATTCATTGGGATACCGATGGAGCAATGAGGCACAGTGCTACTATTCAACTGATTTTTTATTACCTTGCATAAAGGGCGCAGAAGGGCACATTTTAGCTCAAAGAATCATCAAAAATTACGAGAGGTGCGATTGATGAAGAAATTTATTGGTTGGCTTTTCCTTATGTTTATTGATTGTGCGCCTCTGATTCCGCATTTTCATCAAAATGTTCAATCACAGCTGTATCTCATCTCATTTATGCTCGCAATGGATATGATTTGCGATTAGTAGGATCATTGAATGGCATTAACTGAAAAACAAAAAAACTGTAAGTATTGTCATAACGGTTGGTTCGATGGTTCATCTGGCTGGCAGCATTGCCAAGTGTTCTTTCGTATCGACAACGAGGGTGTTATGGAGACAATGGTTGATGGTCATTACGGATACAAGAAAGGATTAAAAGTGTGCCCATTTTGCCAACGTGAGTTAGGAGTTGAGACTGATGAGTAGGCAGAGAAAGAAACACCAGGACGTGGTTCAGGTAGGGAAACGCCGTAAATTAATTGACAAGGTGTTGAGCTCCAGAAAACATTTCGTTGAGATCATGAAAATGGCTCAAAGCGCATTTGGCTTACCACCGTATCAAGGAACAAAATATCGAGGATCGCGGAGGTGGTTTCGATGACCGTAAGTGATTTTTTACTGCTTATCGCAGTAGTGCTGATCTGGCTGGTGCTCTTGCTATGCTGGCCTATCTGGGGAGTGTACTGGACGTTAGTAGTAGCGCTGGTGGCGTTGTATGCAGTGATTCGAGCGAATGAGGGGTAACGATGAGCGAGGATATGAGAGAGGAAACCATCAAAGTAAAGCCCTTGAGTGAGTTGTATTTCTGGTGTTCCCTTAACGACAGGCAGTTGCAATTCATGGATATGCAATCGTCACTCCTGGCCAAAGATCAGAAGTTAAGGACCAAAGGCAAGAGAGTGCTTAAGGTTGATTGGATTTTCAACGGGGTAGTCATAGCAACTCAAGCAATAGCACAAATCAAGCGTTGGCCGGTTATTCAAGCTGTTTGCGTAGCATTACTGAGCATTAGCATTATTGCCATGATGGTCTTGGAGCTACGCAATCTCAAGGAACGAAAGAGAAACCTAGAAAATCTCAGTTGGGTTACTGAAGTTATTGAAGTTGAGCGACAAGGCGAATCGCCACTAACCAGGTGGAATCACAATCTATAAAAAAGCACCCCACCAACGGCAGAGTGCTACGAATGTTTAACAAATCTAATTGTAGCATAAATCACTGTTTTGTTGGGGGTTAATCATGGAACGGGCATTTGGAAAATTAAACCGCAGGGCCACAGAAGAGGCCTTTAAACAATATCTTTTGGAATGGAAACCATATCGCTTAAAGGCGTTGAGTAAACGGCCAGTGGTCGGCTCGCCAAGTATGGACGGCCAGCCTAACGATGGGACACCACATGACCCGGACGCAGGTGCAGCGGCCTATGCTGACGCTATGCGGCCTTGTCGTGAGCGTGAGGGTGTGTGTCATACGCTGGCTAGTATCAGCGAAGAGGAAGAAGTGCTTGGCGACTTGCTACTACACCGCTTTATCAAGCGCTGGGGGCCGACAAAGACCATGCTGTACTTGAATGACAAGTATGGGGATTATATGAGCGATCGGACGTTCCGCGATCGACAGTCACAGGCGCTCTGGGAGGGAGCGTTGATGTGTCCAGATGATTCGGTCCGGGTGCCCCAATAAAAAGTCTGCCGGTTTCTTGCCGGTTTTCTGCCGGAAACTTGCCGGAAATCTGCCGATTATCTGCCGTTTTTACCTGAAAAACAGACTTATTATGGTATCGTCGGCAACGTTAGGGAAGACCGACACCAAGAGATTAATCCTCCAACGAAATTACTTGGTAAACAACCGGTACTTCGGTACGAAAAAGCCCGTGACCTGTTTTCGGTTTAGCAGTCGCAATGCGAATTCCTAGCAGGGATTGTCCCTGCTTAATGCGAGCAACGGTTCAAAGAACACTCCTTTAGATTGTGAAATCAGTGATTCCAAACAGTGTGCGTTTTGATGATGTTACAGTTCTTTGCTGAGGTTCGACTCCTCAGGCTCGCGTTGCAGACCCATACACAGGTGGAGATCTGCGAGCTGACGTCCCACGGTGGGGCGTGATAGTTGTTTCTCGATTCCTATCACGCATGAAGTCCGGTTCGACTCCGGCTCTCAGCATAGTGAGTGAAATTTACAAGAACAACGGTCAACGGGCCGTCTTGTCCGTATCTTAAAGCAAACATTTCATAACACAACTCGCTCACGAACCATCAAGTGGTCTGATGGTAAGTCGTAGAATTTCGAAAGTCGGCGTGGAAAACCGACTTTTTATTTTGCAAAAATGGCGATTTTTAGAAAGTGGGCCGCTTGAAAATCATTGAAAACACAAAAAACAGCGTTTTTTAGGAAGTAGAAAATGTTCTATACGAAAAATTGGGGTATGGTGTCCAGCAAGGCTGAGTTGTATATGCTGGCACATGCCGAGCGTGAGTTTGAGAAGAAACGGAAAGGTGGCAAGCGTCATGGAAGAGATGATCTTTACCTGTGTCGACGGCGTTACAGGTAAACGACTGTACTGGCGTGGCCAGAAAGGCTCCACATGGGTTACGTTTCCCTGGAAAAATAGCGAAGGACATCGATACAGTATGAAGGGACATGCGGCCCTCGGCTTGAAACGGATCCAGTAGAAAGGTGGTGTGGTGAGATGCCATGAGTAAGAAGCAATTTGAAGCAAGAAAAGACCCTTTTTCTGCCCTGACAAAGAGTCAACAAACCCTGATTAGGCTTGACTTTGAGGGCAATCACAGCAATAAGGAAATTGCTCCTAAAATCGGGCTTAAAAATGAAACAACCGTTTCTCATTGGCGTAAACGCTCATGGTATGAGCCAGCTTTCAATGCTTATGCTTTAAAAGTTATCAAGGGAAAGTATAAAAGTTTAGCTTTGCGGACATTAATCAAGCTATTAGACGCAAAGTCGGAAATGGTTCAGCTTCAAGCTGCCACTTCCATTCTCAAGTTGTCTGGAATGATATCCGACAACAGTACTCCTGAACTTGATAAGGCTAAGGCTCGTAAAGCAAGCGCTGAAGCTGATATTACTGAGTGGAAGCGCGATGAGCTGACTGGTGATAACAACTCCGCTGACAAGACTACGTTAGTTGACGATATTGGAGGGATTAATGATGGCGACGATTAAGCTAAGTCACATGATTAACCCACACTTTTATCCTTTATGGCGTACTAGCAAACCATATATTGTTGCTAAAGGTGGGCGTGGTTCATTCAAGTCATCAGTGATCAGCATGAAACTGGTAACGATGGTTAAGCATTGGACACAGCTAGGTAAACGAGTCAATGTGGTTGCCATTCGTGAGAATGCCAAGAACCTACATGACAGTGTGTACAACCAGATCATCTGGGCGCTTAACCTGCTTGATCTCAGCAGTGAATATCGTTACTTTAAGTCACCGTTGCGAATTGTCCATAAGCGTACTGGGTCAACCTTTTACTTCTATGGTGGGGATGACCCTGAGAAGCTGAAGTCCAACATAGTCGATAACATCATCGCAGTCTGGTACGAAGAAGCGGCTAACTTCAAAGGTCGTAGCATCTTTGACACGGCTAATCCGACTTTTATCCGGCAGAAGCCAAAGTACATCGATCATGTGACGATTTTTTACTCTTACAACCCACCGAAGAATCCGTATGACTGGATTAACGAGTGGGTTACCGAACAAGAGAACGACCCTGATTGTTTTGTTGACACGTCCACCTATCTTGATGACAAGTGGGGGTTCACGACAGACCAGCAATTACGGCTGATTGAGCGCTACAAAGAGAATGACCCTGATTATTACCGTTGGCTATATCTTGGTGAAGTTGTTGGGCTTGGTACCAACATCTTCAATATGGACACGTTCAATGCTCTTAAAGAGCTGCCAAGCGATGATGAGCTGATTGGTGTTTATTACAGCGTCGACACAGGACACGAAGTTTCAGCAACTACCTGCTCAGCTTATGCTTTGACGCTCAAGCGGAACGTTATCTTGTTAGACACGTACTACTACAGTCCACAAGGTAAGGCCCACAAAAAGCCACCTAGTGAGCTGTCACGCGATTTAAAGCAGTTCATCGATAGAACTACCGATTGGATTGGAAAACAGCCCAGACGGCTTACTATCGACTCTGCTGAAGGCGCGCTAGACAATCAGTTCTATAACGACTTTGGCATTCATTGGCATAAAGTTAACAAATTAAAAAAGGTGGACATGATCGACCGGGTGCAAAACCTAGCCGCTCAGGGCCGCCTTTTTTACTTGGATAACGAAGATAACAAGATCTGGGTAGAACAGTGTCGTAAGTATCAATGGGACGAAGACACGTTAGAAAGCGATGATCCAAAAGTCATCAAGGTCGATGACCACTGTTGTGACCAGCTCCAGTACTTTGTCCGTGATAATGAGCGAGAACTTGGTCTGAAGTGGTAGGAGGTGTAGACGTGAGCATTTTTACATCTTTAAAGAATTGGTTTATGAAAGGGGGTGCCAAGCTAGGCATGACTAAGGGATTAACGAAGATTACCGATGATAGCCGGGTGGCCATTGATCCGTCAGAGTATGAGCGTATTCAACTGGCCAAGAAATACTACAAGGACGACTTGCCGTTGATTCATTACCGCAACTCTTACGGTAAGAGGCGCCACCGAGCAATGAGCACACTTAACGTTACCAAGCTGGCGTCGAAGCGATTAGCGTCCATCATTTTCAATGAACAGTGCGAGCTATCTTTGAAAGATAAATCGCTAAATACCTTTGTTAATGACATTGTTGACAAGAATCACTTTAACTTACAGTTTGAGCAGCACCTAGAAACGGGAATTGCGCTTGGCGGCTTAGCGGCACGGCCTTACGTTGATGACCAGAACAACATTCGGATTGCCTGGGCGAACGCGGACCAGTTCTACCCGCTACGTAATAACACCGACAACATCTCGGAGTGTGTGTTTGCCAGTCGGACTACTCAGGTGGAAAACAAGCAGCCAATTTATTACACGCTGTTAGAGTTTCACCAGTGGCATGACGCTGATACTTATATCATCACTAATGAGCTGTACAGGTCGACGACACGGGACACAGTCGGCAATCAAGTGCCACTGGCAACCATTTATCCTACTCTGCAGGACCAGATTGAATTTACTGGCGGTGCGATTAAGAAGCCGTTGTTTGCTTACTTCCGCACTCCTGGTACCAACAACAAGGACCTTGATAGTCCGCTAGGTGTCGGTATCGTGGATAACTCAAAGAGCATTATCGACGCAATCAATCGTACTCATGACCAGTTTGTGCACGAAGTCAAGATGGGCAAGCGGCGAATTGCAGTGCCAGCTGAAATGCTGCGACCGTCTGCTGGCGGCTTTGGCAGTGGGGATGACAATCAAGTTCATCCACCCGTCTTTGATCAGGATATGGACGTCTATGAAGCCATGTATGGCAACACAGACAACATGAAGATCACCGACCTAACGTCTGACATCCGTGCGGACCAGTTCAAGGCATCAATTGACTACTTCCTCCGCGAATTTGAGTCACAAATTGGTATCTCAACGGGGACATTCTCGTTTGATGGTGAAGGCGTTAAGACCGCGACCGAAGTTGTTAGTGAGAACTCAACTACCTATCAGACAAGGTCCAGTTACACCACTCAAGTTGAACTGTTTCTTAATCAGTTGGTCACGGCTATCTTAGAAGTTGCCAGCATGCCGCAGTTTTTCAGCGACAATCAGGCCCGTATTACTGGTTTTAATGCTGACGATGGCCTGGACTTAAATGTTCACTTCGACGATGGGGTCTTCATTGACAAGGACAAGCAACGGGCTGATGAAATGGCACTTGTTGCTGCTGGCATTATGCCGAAAAAGGAATACCTCATCCGCAACTTTGGTCTGTCTGAGACTGACGCCGATAAATGGTTGCAGGAAGTGCAAGATGAGCAGCCTGACTTTACTGGTGGAGCGACTGAGCAAGGTAGTCCTGACGATGATCAGGGAGCTGATGAATAATGGGAGCTCTGGAACGTTTTCAGCGGCAAGGTGACCAGATCAAGGACGCCTACTCGTCATTACAAGACGAGATTTTTCGGCTGATTATTAATGCTCTTAAAGAAGGCGACTACCAACACGTTGATAAAGACGACGTTGTGTTGTGGCAAGCACAGCAATTGCAAAAAATCGGCCAGCTGAACCGTGATACAATGCGGCTAATGGCGAAGGCTGATGGTATCTCACAGCAAGCAATTCAAGACTTCGTGAAGTTCAATGGGCTTGATGTTGCTGATGAAGTGGATAGTGAAGTCCAACGAGTTGCTCCACAGCGAACGGCCATGCCTGCGCAGACGAGTGTTGGTTCACTGATGGCCGGTATTGCTCAGCAGACGTGGACCAGCCTGCAGAACAACGTCAACGAATCACTGGTCAGTCGCAACTACGGTGAATCGTCAGTAACTTATACTTACCGGCAGATCTTGACCGAGTCGACGGCTGCGACCGTGTCAGGACTACTGACGCACCAAGACGCTGTTGAGTCTGCCATCTACCGGGCTGTGGATCGTGGTTTGCCAACTCGATTGGTTGACAAGGCAGGCCATCGCTGGAGCATGGAAGGCTACACCAACACGGTCGTCAACACAACGACGCACCAGGCGTACAACGAGATTAGGATCAAGCGGATCAAGGATTTCGGTATTGGTCAATGCGTGATGAGCAGTCATCCAGCCAGTCGGCCAGCCTGTGCACCTATTCAAGGCCACGTGGTCAACGTGGTACCACCTGAGAGCGATGACTTTGACGATCGGTACGACAGTATCTACAATCACGGCTACGGCGAACCTTGGGGCACTCAAGGCATTAACTGTTCTCATCGGCTATTTCCGTTTGTTCCTGGAGTCAGCATCAACCATCAGCCGCAGTATGACCCTGACGAGGCTGTGAAGAATGGCAAAATCGTTCAACAGCAGCGAGCCAGAGAACGGGCCATCAGGGACGCTAAGCACCGTTTAGCGGCTGCCAAAGAGCTTGGCGATGAGAAGATGATCAGTCAGAGCAAAACACTCATCAGAGCTCGCCAGGCACACATGAGGGAGTTTATTAAAGATACTAATCACGGTCGCAAGGTGCCATTGCTGCATCGTGACTATGATCGTGAAAAAGTTGTAAAGACGAAATAAGTTTCGACCTGAGTACGTCGTAAAACTGCTCTTTTTGTATGCAATCAATTCTCGCGGTTCGTAACCGCGTCAACAACTAACGTGAAGGAGAGATCGCAATGAAGCGTGAAACATTGAAGGAACACGGCCTGACAGATGAGCAGATTGACTTCGTAATGGCTGAAAATGGCAAGGACGTCAATGCCCTGAACGAAAAGGTCAATGGTTTAACTAGTGAACGTGATGGTCTGCAGCAACAGATCACGGAACGTGATTCCCAGTTGAACGGCTTGAAGAAGAATGCAAAGGACAATGACAAACTTCAAGACCAGATCAACCAGCTACAAGAAGCTAACAAGACCGCTAAGCAGAAGTACCAGAATGATCTGGCAGCTCAAACTAAGAGCTTCAAGATCGAGGGCGCTTTACGTGACGCTAAGGCTCGTAATGTCAAGGCCGTGCTGTCTTTGATCGACACGGATAAGGTTGAAGTCGCAAAGGATGGCAGTTTGTCAGGATTGACGGATCAAATCGATGCTGTGAAGAAGTCTGACGGTTACCTGTTTGATGGTGACGCCGCCAAGTCTAAGCAAGTCCGCATAAATCCTGGATTTAAGGACAACGGTAATGGTGGTTCAGACAACATCACTAATAAGATCGCTGATCGCCTGGCAAAGGCCGAAGAATAAGGAAAGAGGTAATAGTAAATGGCTATTGTATTAGACCAAAAAGATCTGGCAACAATTGATGAACAGTTTGCTGCTGATTCACAGATCTGGCAAGTGCTGCAGGGTGGGGCTAAGTCCATCACTGCCGCTGACTTTAATGGTGTGCACTCAGTACGTGTTAACAAGCTGTCTGGCTTTGTTGAAGCTACTAAGTACAACCGTAATGGGGACAACGCTCGCCACAACATCAACGTGGACAAGGAAACGTTCGAACTGACTCAGGAAGACTGGTTTGGTTACGACCTTGATCAATTGGATGAGGGCGAAAACGGGGCTTTGACTATTCAAAACTTAGTCAACGATCACCACCGTCTGATCACTGTGCCACACCGTGACAAGTACGCGGCTCAAAAGATCTATGACACTGCTTCTAACGGCGGCAAGTTAGTATCTGACGCTATTGACAGCAAGAACGCTCTGGACGCTTATGACGCCGCAGAAGAGTACATGATCGACAACGAAATCCCTGGTGGATACGTAATGTTTGTATCATCGAAGTTCTATCGTGCATTGAAGAATGCTGATGGCGTTACTAAGAGCTTCTCGGTCAACACTCAACAGATCAACGGCATTGACCGTCGTGTTGGTCAGCTTGATGGTGGTGTACCGATCCTTACTTGTGCTAAGGATCGTATCCAGGGTATGACGATCGCAGATACGGTTAACTTTATGTTGGTACCACTGTACGCAGTAGCACCAATTGTTAAGTACGGTACTGTTGACGTTCTGCCAGCTTCAACTGACCGTTCCGGCTACCGTGACACTGTCAAGGGTCTGGACTACTACGACATTCTGGTCTTTGACAACGCCAAGAAGGCTATTTACGTTGCCGCTGAAAAGGCGAGTAAGTAATAAACCTACTCAACCAGCAAAGACAACAACGGACTCTAAGTCCACTACGGCTAAGTCTGATAAGTAATAAGGAGTGACAGTAATGGGATTAATCACGTACCAGGACTATCAAGACCTGGGATACAGTGGCGCTACCGAAACAGACGTTAAGGCGATGGCTGGCAAGGCTGAACGTGCCATTGCTGCCATTACCAGTTATTACTACGAAGATCATGACATTAAGCAAGATGCCTGGACAGCACGTGTAAAAGCGTACAAGCGGGCTATCTGTGAGCAGATTGACTTTATCAAGGCTACTGGTATTGGTGCATCCTACGAGAGCGGAGATGACTATAAGTCGGTATCTATCGGCCGCTTGTCATTAACTCCTGCCGGCGATGCACGTACTGATAGCTTGGTAAACGGATCTGACGTTTGTAAAGAGGCTTATGCCTTGTTAGCGCACTATGGCCTGTTATATCGAGGGAGAGGAAGTGCTGAGTATGCTGCCACGCATTTCTAAGCGACTGTGCAATCAATCAGTCACTTTCCTAATACCAAGTGGCGAAGAGGACGACTACGGACAACAAGGAACAACAGAGGTTAAGGTTGATCACGTAATTGTCCAGCCACAAACGATATACTCAGGATCAAATAACAGTCGGACGATCACAGCCAATGCGATCGTCTTTTTGTTTGGCCAAATTAGTGAGCCACTGCCGAAGATCACACCAGATTGGGTCGGGTATCATCTCAAATTTGAAGGACGTGACTACACGATTACTAACATCGTGGACAATCGTGAACCTTTTAGCAACGAGGTGTACTCGTATGAACTGGAGGTGCTGTGATGAGCGCACATGTATCAGTCGACTTGTCAGGACTCAATCAGATGCTGAGCGGCCCCTCACTAGAACGGGCTCGTTATGTACTTGCAGATCAAGCGCTGAGTGACATGGACAAGTTGGTCCCACTTAAAAGTAAACACCTGGTAAAGAGCGGCCATCTTGACAATAACTTCAACATTGTTTACGACACGCCATACGCCAGGGCTCAGTTCTATGGCTTGATAGAGCACAAAGACAAAAATGGGAACCTCAAGATCTCACCAGTATTGCATTATACGCAGACTGAAGGTCGACACCCTACTAAGCGTTGGGACTTGAAATCCGCGGAACTTTATGGTGACGAGTGGGCCAACAAGGTCAAAAAGTCGCTACTGGAGGGTAAGTAATGGACCTGAAAGAACGATTAAAAGACGCGATCAACACTCTGGACCTACCAGTCAATTGCCTATTAGGTTACTTGTACGGTAAGCAAGATCCAGAGTTACGATTGCAGGCATTGCCAGGGTCGACAGTGATTGATCAGGACTATGCCGGAAATAAAACAGAGCAATACGCAATGGAAGTCATCATGCGCGGCAGTAACGAGCTGGTTATCAACCAGACGATGGCCACAATCGCTGATTTCCTTGCTGACAATGATTTCAGAGTCGTCTCAAAGGACGGCTCTTTTGTTTGGAGTGAACTTGGCGTCGCTTCGTTTCCGCACCCAATCATGGCGGATACGACCGGCGAAGTGACGTACGTATTTGACTTCAAAGTCACGGTCGATACTTTTACGAAAGAAGGATGATTTAGATGGCAGATGAAAATGCTGTAACTACTGGTGCTGGTGCAGAACAAGCACCAACACATATTGGTAAGTTCAAGCTGAACTGGCAGAACAAGATTGAAATTGCAATTGATGGTGAAACCGACATTACAAAGGCGGAAAATGCTAAATGGGCGCCCCTCGCTGCTGGTATCAACAACTTAACCCCAGCAGAAAACGACACCACCGCTAATGATGAATACTACGATGGTGAAGGGTTTGGTACTTCGGACGTTACTTCCAAGCGGTATCAATTTACGATCGCTGGCCACCGTGTTGATGGTGACCCGGCACAAGACTTCATCACTTCTAAGATGTTAGCCATTGGTGACGACTTGAAGACACTTTTTCGCGTAACTTTAACCGATGGGTCGAAGGTCTTCGGGGTTGTTACGTTGACCAACATTGTACCGACTGGTGGCCAGCCAGGTGCTAAGCAAACGTTTAGCTTTGTCGCTGTCTTCAATGGCAAGCCAAAGTTCATGCCTGCACCAACGACTAACAATCAATAATTAAACAAGTAACAGAGACGAGAGATGTGAAACGATATTGGAGGTATACAGATGACTGCGATTAATTTAGACCTTGACAAAAAGTTTAGCTTCAATTTTAAACGTAAGGTTACAGTTGGTGGCCACGTTTATGAAATTGTGTTTAATGATGCGCTTGCAAAAGCATTACGTGACCTACAAGTTGAAATCGAAGCCTTTTTCAAAGAAATGACCAAAGATGATGATCGCTTTGGTGATATGACTGTTGTTCAGCAACAAGATTATCTAACTGATAAACAACATGGAATCGTCAAAGACCTCGAAAAAGGATTAGATGCAATTCTGGGCAAGAAAGGTGCCGGGAAAGCTATTTACGAGTACTACGATCAGCAAAGTTATGCTCTTTTCCAGGTCATTAAAGTACTACGGGAAACAAAGGACAAGTTGGACGGAACAGCTTTGCTGCAAAAACAGGCAGAACAGGCTGCACGTCGTCGCCAGTACATCAAGAAGCCTAAGGGTGGCAAGCGTCATGCTCACGCTAACCGATAGTCTAAAAGACAGCTATCTGTATTCTGGCAAAAAGTACCCCTTGAATCTTGCTTACGACAACGTTCTTCGCTTTTATGACTTGCTGGATGATAAGCACTTTAAGTCATCTGAAAAGGTAATCATTGCCTTTCAGATGTTTTTTGATTTTGATCCATCAATTGAAGATGGTGATCTCATCGTCAAGGGATTTGAAGACATCAGTCATTATATTTCCATGAAGCCTTATGGCAACGATGATGAAGATGACGTTGAGCAAGGACAGCTGGCAGTAGACAAGCGTAAGCGATACAGCTTTAAGCAAGATGCTGAAGCTATCTACTCCAGCTTTATGGAGCAGTACGGCATTGACCTGATTGATCAGCAAGGCAACCTGCATTGGGACAAGTTCAAGGCCTTATTTCAAGGGCTCGGACCAAAGACGTACTTTCAGCGGATCATTAGTATTCGTACTCGTGACACCAAAGACCTAAAAGGCCAGGAGCTGACGGATGCGATGGAAGCCAAAGAATTTTATGAATTAGACGTAAACAAGACGCAAGAGGCAAAGGAACAACAAATAGCGGCGTTTGGCCAGACCATCAGAGCCTGGGCTCAGTCGTGATAGGAGGAAGGTGACACAGTGGCAGCTGATGGGGAAGTCAATATTGATGTGGTTCTTAATACACAACAACCTGATCAAAAGGTTCCTGAGTTCAACGAAAAATTAAAGGACTTAGGAAAGGGTGCTGGAGATAAGGCCGAAGAGAGTATTAAGAAAAATACTGAGAAGTCCAGTGAACACATTGGTAAACTTATTAAACGCTATAATGATGTGCCGAAAGAAATTCGTACAAAGCTAATTGCTGAAGGGCACAAAGAAGGCATAAAGAACTTTGGCCAATTGCTTCAAATGATGCCTAAGAAGCAACTAACTAAATTAGTTGCTAAGGCCGAAAAAGGCGAAGCCATTGATTACGATAAGCTACTTCGTTCCTTACCACATGAGCTTGTTACAAAAGTGCACCTGGATGAAAATGCTTCACTAAGCCTAAAAAAACTCCGACAAGAGTTAATAAAAGCCAAGCATGATACCAAACAAGCCAATGATGCAGCTGAACAATTAGGTAATACCTATAAATCCATACCAAAAACTTTACGAACAGAATTAATAGCTGACGCTAGGGATCATGGTATTTCTAACATGGACCGCTTGCTTCGCAAAATGCCGAAGGAAACGCGGACAGAACTGATAGCTAAAGCTAAGAAGGGCGAAGCTATTGATTATGAGAAGCTGTTGCAAAAGATTCCGGCTAAGCTGATTACTGAAGTTCGTCTTAACAACAAGGCGTCACTGCCGATGAGGGAAATTCAGCAGCAAGCCAATGCTACTGGTAGATCTTTCTCTCATTTGAAAGAGATTATGTTAGGAACGTTTGCTGGTCAATGGTTGATGACTGGCCTTGGCGCTCTAAAGAACGGGCTGTTGGGCGCAGCACGTGCTGGGATGCAATACAACATCGCACAAGACCGTATGAAAACGGTTTGGACAGCATTAACGACCGAAGCGCCTCGTGACGGTCAACGATTAATTAAGTTCATTAATGATGTCAGTCAGCATTCCATTTATGCAGCCGATACTGTCGACCGCATGGCACAGTCTTTCTACCACGTCCACTCCAGTGTTAAGGAAACGAAGCAATGGACAACTGACTTCGTTCGCTTGGGTTCAACGCTGCACATGAACAACGATCAACTGGCCGAAGCTGGTGAACAGTTTGCTAAGATCGTGGCCGGTGGCAAGGCTAATGCTGAAGACATGTCGGTCATGATTAACCGATTCCCAATGTTCGGTGAAGCCTTGCAAAAAGCAACTGGCAAGTCGATGAAACAGCTGTATGACTTATCTGCAAAGGGTAAGTTAACGGCTCAAGACTTCACCCAGGCACTGGATTATCTGGGAAAGAAGTACAAGAACTCTACCGCTGAAGCGATGACTTCGTTTACCGGTATGTCAATGTATATCAGGTCACGCTGGTCAGTCTTATGGGGCGACGTGATGAACACTAGCTTTAAGGCTAACAAGCAGATGTCAACGGACCTACGCAACTTGCTGTCAGATCAAATGGTCCACCGTTATGCCGATATGATGGGCGTTGTCATGGGCAGAATGCTTCATGGGCTAATGTCCGTTCTTGAATATTTGGGGAGCCATAAGACAACAGTTATCGATTTTTTGGGTAATTTGGGTAAAATCATTGAGATTATTGGCCAATCAGTCTGGGAGACGTTTGCAGGTGTCCTAAGAGTAATAGCCGAGTCCTTTGGCTTAGTTTTTGATCATGGCAAGAAGTCTGCTGATGCCTTATCTATGATAAATGGCATTTTAGCGGCGACCGTTAAGCATAAGACTGGCCTACAAGCGATTGTTCACACCCTTGCTATGTTGTGGGCAGTAAACAAGATTAAGGACTTTGTCAGTTGGGTTCAGCAAGCTGCAATGGCGATGAATGTGTTTGGGGCATCATCCGCCCGTGCACAAGCGGCAACGCAAAGTGCGATGGGTCAACCAGTTGTAGCAGGCGCTGAGAGATCAGCAGCTCAAGAAGCGGCAGCACCACAGTATCTGGACAACGGTGCATTGCTATCATTCCGAAGCAATGGTACGACAGGAAGTTTACGTAGTAGATTGGCTTCTTCAGGTCTTGCTGTCAGAGGTGCCAATTTCTTATCCAATGCTGGTGCTAAGATGGCAAGTGCTGATTACCGTATGCCTGCCTTAATTGGTGTTGGCGGAGCTGCTACTGAGGTTATGTCACGTAATAATACCGGCATGAAGGTTGGTGGTTCAATCGGCTCAATTGGTGGTTCGATAGCTGGCGCCGCACTTGGATCTCTTGCAGGTCCAGAAGGTACACTTGTTGGCTCAATGGCCGGTGAATTTCTCGGAAAGAAGATTGGCGAAGCAACCGGTAAATGGGCTAACAAGCAAATGGCCGGTCACTCAATTGTGGCTCACACCAAGATTAAGATTGACGGCGATAGTAAAGGAACTTCAAAGGCTTTGATACCTGGTTTGAACAAAGTCGCATCCACTGTCCTCAAGATGAACGTAGATCCTAATTCGATTGCGCGTACAAAGGCCAAGACCAATAAAATGTATGATGACCTTGAGAAGCGACTAGACAAGTACTATCGCAATAAGGAATCCAAGTCGAAGAAAGACTTGGACCTGCTGGTTAAGAATGGTCAGATGTCACAGTCTGAGGAAAATAAACGTTTAGCTGCCCAGCGCAAAGCAGACGACCAACGTGAACGCCAACATAAGAAGTCACTGGAAAAGATGCGCAAGGATACCAATGACCACTACTCTCGCCTGCAAAAGATCCAAGACGGTGCTACTAAGAAGATGCAGGCGGCTGCGCAAAAGTACGGAACTAATTCAAAGAAGTATCAACAAGTTCGTCAGAAGGAACTTGAAAAGGAAAATCAGCGTTTTGCTAAGCAATTGGTTAAGGATCAAACGCAAAACGACAAGGCTATCCAGGCCTCAGTAAAGAAAGGCGCTTCTCAGCAGGAAAAAATTTATAAAGACCTGCGGCGAAAACGAGGACAACTTAGTCTACAAGATCTCAAGCAGACCCAACGAGACGCTAACAAACAGTATGAAGCTTCAGTTCGTCCGGCCAAGAAGGCCCGCGATGAAATTATTAAGGCAGCTCAACAGCGTTACCGCAAGACTAAGGCCGCTGCAGAAAAGGAATACAAAGAAAATCACACCATTTCTCGCAAGAAATACCGGGAGATTGTTGCCAACGCCAAAAAGCAGCGTGATGATACGACCAAAGCTGCTGACGATGAGTATCGCAAGAACACCAAGTCTGCGCGAAAACAACATAAAGAAGTCTCTAAAGAGATCAACGACCAAAAGACGGATGTTATCAATGCTGCAAACGGTCAATCAGCTGCTCATACTACGGCAGCTGATGAAGAAATGTCTGGCGTTAATGGTAAGTATTCAGGTGGTTTTGGCTACGCCGGCCATATCTGGAACAGTTTCTTGAACGGTGTCAAGAGTGTCCTGCGATTCTTTAAAGCATCCACTAAGGGAATCGGTTCAGTACCTGAAAAGTACGCCATTGGGACCGGTGCTTTAAGCCAAGCACAAGTGGCCCTTGTTGGTGAAGAAGGGTTTGAACTTGGGTATAACCCTCAACAGGGTTACCACGTTCTTGGTAGTAATGGCCCAGAACTACGCTACTTACCACAAGGCGAATCTATTTTGACTCATGCTCAGTCCAAGAGCCTGATGTCCATGTTTGGTGGTCGTGTTCCTGGCTATGCTCATGGTACTGGCACGAAGATTGCTGATTTCTTAAAAGATGGTATCGATGAGGCCTTTGATTTGGTTGATAAAGGCGCAAGTGCCATTTGGAACTGGCTTAAAGAAAAGACCGGTCTTGATAGACTACTTGCGAGTCAGGCTTCAATGGGTGGTGTAAAACGTACTACTCATGGGACTTTTGAGATCGCTAAGGATGCAATCGGCAATTTCATTAAGAAAGCAGCCGACAAATTTATGGAATCGTTTGGTGGTGCTGTTACTGGCGACCACAAGAAGCTAATGCACGCTGCTGGTATTCCTGCTAGTTGGTTTAGCGCAATTGACTACATTGTCACTCACGAATCAGGTTGGCGCGTTAATGCTACCAATCCATCATCTGGCGCTTACGGTTTGCCACAGTCACTGCCGGGATCCAAGATGGCGTCTGCGGGTCATGACTGGCGTACTAACCCAGTAACACAGTTGAAATGGATGAAAGGCTATGTGTCTAGCCGTTATGGTGGCGGTCCAGGTGCTGCTGCTTTCTGGCGGGCTCACCATTGGTACGCTAACGGTGGCTGGGCTGATGCTCCAGCTATTTTTGGCGAAGTCAAAGGCGAGCCGGAGTTGGCAGTTAATCCAGCACGTGATAGTGCTGAAGAGCATATCGCTGAGGCTATTGAGGCCCGGGCTCAGATTAATCCGAACGGCTTTGCCGGCAGCTTAAACAAGCTGATCAACTCTGCTAAAAATGGTCAGGTTGGTCTTGTGCCAACGATCAGTGACTCTCACGGCAATCGCCAAGCCATCGTATCTGGTGGTCAGCAAGGTACTGATCTTAGTGGTGACATGAACATTTCTGTCCAATTAGACAGCTCAACCATTGCTCAAGCAACTTACCCAAAGATCAAGGCCATGAAAGTTCATGAAGTTATTGTGCATGGTATCGGCGGGGCTGTTCCTGTCGGTCGTGCAATGCCAACAGGAGGTGGTTTCTAATGTCAACAGTAATTGTTCAAAGGTTAGACGGGACCACCTATGATTTGGATGCTCTCGGCTTCCATGTAAAGAAGTTCGATATTCCGATGACCAACTACTCGTACAACTACCAGCAGATTGGCAACTACGGAGCGTTGCTGACGAGCGCACAAGCTCAACAGCTAACGATTCCACTGACTTTGGACATCACGGCACATGATCTGAAGGACTACAACTTGCAGCTCTTCAAGATCAGGCAGATCTTTTTAAGTCATGAGGATTTTTATGTCTATAACAACATCATTCCCTATATCCGTTGGAGGTGCCGTGCCGAAGCAGTGACACCAACGCAGAACGGAAACTTCTGGCGTGCTACTGACGTGGCCATCAATCTTGATGTACCAAGTGGCTTTGCTGAATCAGTGGCTACCACTCAAGATCCGCTGGACTTTAACAGCGGTAAATGGGGCTTTGGTGAAAATATCCCAGACCAGGACTTGAAGTACACGTACTCAACGAATGACTTCAGTTTCTGGAATCTGGGGATGATTCCGCTGACGGCTGATGAACGGCCGATAACGATCAATTTTCAAGGTGACGCACCACACGGCTTCACAATAACGAACAACACCACGAAGCAATCTTATAAGATTACTCGTGGTGTTTCTCGTTCAGATAAAGTTGTGATCAACGGTGTTATGCCGAGCTTTAACGGTCAGCAGTCTTACAAGGACTGCGATCACGGTTATATCGACTACGTACCAGGCGAAAATAAGCTGCATATCGATGGAGCCAGCAATTTCACGATTGCTTACGACACTCGGTTCTACTACTAGGAGGTGACTACATGATTGATATTACAGTTGAAAATGCTGATGGTGACCAGTCAGTAGTCCAGGCGTATAGCGCTTCGGTGACTGAGACGATCAACGCATATAAGACGCTGTCTTTTAGCTTTGCGGTGATTGGTCAAAACAAGGTCGCTGAAAACCTTCTGGGACCGGAAACGAAGTTCACATTAAGTGACGGCCGGCAGTTCCATTTGACGACTTCAAACCCAACGCCGACAACGCGTTTCCGAATCTATGCGATCACAGCCACAGAAGTTGGTCAAGAACTGGCGGATGTCTATCTTCGTGACGCAATTACCGGTAGTCAGTCGTTGGACAATTGTTTGAAGTTCCTGACTAATGGCACCAACTTCCACTATCAGATCGATGGTGGCGGCATTGGTGACCATGACTTCGGGGATGACGGTCTGGGCAAGGGTAGCGGCGAAGACGTGCTTAGTGCCATTGCAGAAGCGTTTGGCATTGAGTACTACTTCGATAACTATACTTTGCACGTGGCCAAACAGATCGGCAAAGATGATAGCTTTGTCTTCATTGACCGGGTCAATGCTTCACTGATTTCCTGGAACGAAGACTACAGTTCTTTTAAGACTGCAATTCACGGTTTTGGTAAGCCCATTGAGCAGACTGACGATGGTGGCGGTGGCGATACCAGTAACTTTGATTCTTACTGCCGGTCCTTCGTTGGTCGTGTGCCTTATGTTTGGAGTGGCAGTGGCACCGGTGGTTGGGATTGCTCCGGCCTTATCTGCTACCTGCTGAATCATTACGGCATTAGCACACCGAGAACGAATACTGTCGGTCTGGAAGGCAAGGGTCAAGTTGTTGGTCCGCCTTATCAACCTGGTGACCTATTGTTCTGGGGCCCACATGGCAACACCTATCACGTGTCCATCGCGGTCAACAACGGTTATCGTGTCGGCGCTGATAACGAGAGTGTTGGTACCGTCTACCGTCCTATCTCAAGCTGGCAGCCAGACTTTGGGGTCAGGATCCCTGCATTGCAATCAAAGATCAACAGTAATAGTGATGACAACACCAGTACTGATATCAGCACTGATGAAGCTACGCAGTACACCTGTCAGGCGGATTATTTTAGCCCATTCGCAAGTAAGCCGGGGATTGGTAAGCGTTGGGCTAGTGACTTTAACTCCGACACGATCACAGATGAGAATTCACTAAAGGCCGCCCTCAAGGCCCAACTGCATGACTATCCAGACGTGCAGTATACAGTCAGCTGGGTCACTTTTAAGGACTTAGGCACGATTAAAAACAACGTTGCGATTGGTAATCGTGGTTATCTGCGCGATCGTTACGGAACTGACGTCAACGTCAAGATTCAGAGTTTCACCAAGTACTTGGATCAGGAATCGTCCGACAGTTCTTCAATTACCTTTGGCAATAAAATCTTCGATCAGGCACTGTATAGTACTCGTCAAGCCGAGGCCAACAACGCTCGGCAGCAGATGAATGTCAGTGTCAAGAAAGATACTAGTAGTGCTTACACGACAATGACTAGTGAGGAGGTGCAGAAACTTGCCGACTTCTTCAACAGGTAATGCACCGGATCCCGTTCGCTTTATCGTAGAGCAACTAGGGTTTGATACCGAATACGGTATCAAGGGTCTTGGCTACTCGCCAGATAATGGTAAGACCTTTATCGTGCAGGACACGACCGATGGGCGAGTCTATCACGTGCTGGACGCCAAGCGCTTAGCACCTTTGCTCAAACCGTTTGTGATGCCCTGGATTGTAGACGCAGGTACAGTTACTAAGTCACTACATTGGGCTGACATCCTGGATAAACCTGACTTTGCAACACGTGATGAGCTCAAAAAAATTGAGTTAACTCCTGGACCACAGGGGCCTCCTGGTAAAGATGGTGCACCAGGACCCGCAGGACCTAAGGGTGATGTTGGCGAAACCGGGCCAGCTGGTCCAAAAGGTGACGTAGGCCCTCAAGGACCACAAGGAAATCCAGGACCACAGGGGCCAAAAGGCGACAAAGGTGATCGTGGACCGCAAGGACCGCCTGGCCAAGACGCAACGATTGTCATTGATTCAACTTCGCAAACAACGAACAAAAAGCCTTCCGATTACTCGGAGGGCATTTTTCATGAGGTGAAAGAGGTATCGACGTTAGGGATTGTTCGTGATCCAGCTGATTTTGCGCCAGAAGGTCGCCAGGGAACGATCGCTTTCGTTACCACGATGAGCTATGGCGGTATGGCCCACCAAACGGCCGACATTGTGGATAGTGAAAAGCCTATGCGCTTTTGCCGCAACGGCAAAGGTGATATCTGGTATCGCTGGGAAAACTCAACAACGTATTGATGAGGTGATTAGATGGTTGATTTTAATAGAATCCATACGGACTTGCCACTAACGCTCAATCGAGATTTTCGTAATCAACTAAACGAAAGCTTTACTATCCTCAAACAGGGGATGATAGAGCTAAGTACTAAGATGAATCAACTCGATAAGCGGTATGACGATTTGAAGAAACAAAAAGAAACTGAAACACAACTAATTAATGATACGGGTGCTACCACGACACATGGTCCGCGGACCATCGACATCAGTGATAGCGACTCGCATATCTTGCAGTAAAGGAGGGAGAAAATGGCAATCACACATAACAATAATGGTAATCGCTATCGGATTGCGATGGATATTGCCAAAGAAGGATCGGAAGTGTGGGACTTGACCCCGTATTTCAAAGGCCGGGTTGGCGATAATCTGTTCGGCTTGCAAGTGGTCATGTCCAACATGGGCCAGCTGATGGATGTGCAGGGCAAGAAGCCTTATGTTCATGGTCAAGTTGGTAAATACTCGTTTAACGATGATGGCAAAATTCAAATGGCCGCTGATGCTGCAGATGTCACCTTTACTGGTGAACCTGCTGACTGTGGGCCGAATGGACAAGTCACTTATCACTTCCCCGAGCAAATGTTTCCACAAGAAGGGATCTTCTATGGCTTTATCGGCCTGGTGGACGATTCCGATGATGGTGGTCATGCTCATTACAGTGGGGTTGATGTCTGGTTCCGAGTTTTAGGCGGTGTGGCTCAGATGGGCCATTCTTGCGACGTTTACGTCAGTGAGCTAGACAAGGCGATTACGAACTTTCGTGAGAAAATTCGCCAGGTTCAAAAGGACGACATCGACCAATTCAACCAAGTACTGGACCAGTACAAACAAAAGTTGCTAGATGCTTTAGCGGCAGTTGATGACCCGAAAGCTGGTCTGATGGCCCGAATGTCGTCACTAGAAACGATGGCCAAGCAAGTTCTGGATGATATTCAAAAAGGTCAGTTCCACTATAAGGAAAACCAGTACGATACCATCGCTAAGATGAAGGCGGACGGTACCTTGCTGGACGGTGATAGTGCCATCGTCAAAGGCGCAGAGGACTACAACGATGGAAAAGGTGCTGTCTATGCTATCCGTTCTAAGCGGACAGATGATCAGCCGGACGGTGTCCATCTGATTGCACTGGATAACGGAACGGTGGCTGAACGGAACGACAGTATCGTGTCACAGGGTTACCTCCACGATCATGGGATTTTCCCAAACGCTGGGACAGTCAAACTGGGGACCGCCCACTTGAAGTTGGGCGATGACCAGTACCCGCAGTTCTCAGTACGAATCTATCAGTACGGTGCGGGTATTCCGCAGCCGGAAGGTGTGGACATTGCCGGTGGGACGGCGTCCTATGACGTGCAATGCCGGGTCGTCCGCATTGATCCAGAAACGGTGGACGTGTACCTGTCACCAGAACACTACACGGACTACTTCAATGACTACCATCTGGATAGTCCGGAAGCTAACTGCGGCGGTGACAGTGCTTACCTGTACACCGGCATCTCATGTATGCAGGTCCAGGTACATGGTGCTGAAATGACCGGATTTGATGTTGCAACTAACTTTAAATGCTAGGAGGTATAGCAATGGAAGACATCGTAATGCAAAAAGCACAGAACGATTGGCAAACTCTATTTAATCGCCTATCGAAAATAGTAAACGGAAAAAGTGACGGGGTGGAAGCACATCTTTACACACAAGATAATGGGCTGATTCTGGCAGAAGGCTGTACAAGCGCAGTATTAGCAGTTATTGATTTTAAGGATTCTCAACTTTTAATCGCTAAGGCGAGTCTTAATAAATCTATTACGTCCAACAAATGGGTGGACACCTTTACTGCACCAGCTAGTCTTTTTCACGATTACTATGCAGTAAATGATTATTTTGAAGATATTAGTGGAACTTCTAAGGTACATACACATATGCTTTGCAATCCTAAAGCGGGTACCTTCCCAGTATTCGTGTATGGGAATGAAGCGGGTGGACTCCAGGACTTCATGTATGCACAACGGATTTTCTTAATTCATAAATAGAAAGGAGTGACTTAAATGAGTAAGGAAGTATACGGTTGGGGTGCTGACAATGTCTGCAACTTTTACGATACGGTTTCAGACGAATATCAACTACAAGTCAATCAAACTTTTGATGATCCAACCATTGTCAAAGATGGTGTCCGGGTCTTAAATCAGCCGGTAAAGCGAGTCGCTGGTGGTTGGCAGCAACCAACGGAAGAAGAACACAATGCTTGGGTGGAAGCCAATCAGAAACAATTCCCACAGCAAAAGACAGAGCCAGCAGCGCCTACCATTCAAGATCAGTTGATTGCTAGTCTGTCAACTGATGTGGCTAAGCAAAAGGTCACACAAGCCGCACAGAATCAAATCATTGCTACCCTGTCGAAAGACATGGCCAATGTAAAGATTGAATTGCAAAAGGCGACTGATAAAACACAGCCAGTAACTCAAGCCTAGAAAAGGAGATAGATAATTATGAACGACATCTTAAAGAACTACTACGCAGAGATGTACAACGCTGGTCTCTACACTGATGATATTTTCAATCTGTTTATCGAAGCCAAGACGATGACTGCCGAAGACGTGCAAGCCATCAAGGCAATTGCTAAGGGCAATGCCTCTGCTTAGATAGCAGATAGCTTGCTCGCCTTAGAAATACACAATGCATAATGAATTAGCTCGTGGGACATCTCACGGGCTTTTCTTATGGGCGGGCGAAAAGGTGGTGAAGTAATGGCGTGGTTGATTACCAGGCATACTTTTCTCAGTCTTGGTTGGGACGAATGGGGTTCCATCGCTACATTTGCAACTGCGATGATAATAGTTATTCGCTGGTTGGCTAAAAAGGTCCAACACGACTTCCTCGGTGAAACGATCCAGCAGTTGCGGATTTTGAACCGCAATATGGAGATCAAAAATCAGCATGACGAAAAGGTCGATGAGCGATTGGAAAAAGGTCATGATAAGTTCATTCGCCATGAGTCCCAGCTAAACGACCATGAAAGGCGAATCACAAGATTGGAGAATGAGGAAAATGACAACAAACATCATTAATACAATTCCGGAATACGTCATGACGGCTGTGATCTCAGCGGTCATTATTTTTGTTATTCGGGCGGTTCACACGTACGTCCACAACAAGGCGCTGACGGCAAAGACCGCTCATGCTAAGCAACTGTGGTCCTTTATGGACCAGGTTGCCAGTACGGCAGTAGCTTCCTTGGTCAGTGCTGATAAGACCGGTGACCAGAAGTTCACTGCGGCAACGGCGATTGTCCAGGACGCACTGACTAAGCAGGGATTTACGACAGTTGATGTCAAGGCGATTGAAGCGGCCGTTCAAGCAGCTTATGAGAAGTCACCACTGACACCGGCAGTAGTACAAAAGGACCCGGTCAAGTTGGCCATTAAGACCGCACCAAACCGGTCCAACGAAACTCTGCTGATCACTGGTCATGAAGAAGCAAAGGGCTAGGAGGCGATACTATGACGATGTATACAGTCGATGTTTACTCAGGTTCTAGTGACAGCATTATCCGTGATCCTCACGCTGATGGTGTGATCGTCAAGGCGACGCAGGGCACAGGCTATGTCAATCCGCGGTGCAATCACCAGTGGGACTTAGCCGGGTCACTGGGTAAGAAACGAGGTCTTTACCACTATGCCGGTGGTGGCGATCCAGTCGCCGAAGCGCAGTTCTTTGTCAGCAACATCAAGAACTACGTGGGAAAAGGTATTCTTATCCTGGACTGGGAAGGCTACCAGAACTCAGCCTGGGGCAACACCAACTGGGCACGGCAGTTTGTCGATGAAGTTCACCGTCTGACTGGTGTCTGGCCACTAATCTACGTGCAGGAATCAGCACTCTGGCAAGTGGCTAACTGTGCCAACTCCTGTGGTGTTTGGGTTGCGAAGTACGCCTCAATGACTTGGGGTTCGTGGACTCTTCCGGGTATGAATGTCAGCTCTGGGGCTTTCAAGTTCCTGACTGGTTGGCAGTTTACCGGTGGTGATATGGACCGCTCGATCTTCTACCTTAATGCGGACAGCTGGGACAAGCTGGCTAACCCTGAGGGCACGAAGACCCCAGAACTGCCAGCGTCTAAGCCTAATCCAGCACCAACGCCAGTTAAACCGGCACCATCGGCCACTAACTGGGTTGACAGCCTGGGCGATCGCTGGGTCGAAGAACACGGTACCTTTACCACTAACCAGCGAATTAATCTTCGCTGGGGTGCACGGGTATCTAGTTCCTTGATTGGCACTTTGCCAGCTGGTGCAGTGGTCAAGTATGACGCATACAGCCGGCACGGGGGATACGTATGGCTCAGGCAGCCACGATCAAACGGGCAGTTCGGCTACCTGGTATGTCGCAACGCCAACACGAACGAACCATACGGTTCTTTCAAGTAAATATAACGCCCTAGCGGCTATCACGATGTGATGGTCACTAGGGCTTTTTTGTTTTGCTGTCAAACTTTACATTTTTTATTAATAAAAAGAGTAAAAGGTTAACATTCATTACTTTATAAATCTTGTTCATTATTGTAATTTACTAAATTTAACGAATAAACCCGATCAGCTGCGTACTGGTCTGATCTTTTTTGTTGTTTTTAAACAGGAAAGTAGTACAATATAATTGTAACTAATAATAGTTACTAAGAAGAAAGGTTAATCATGGGACATAAAAAGACAATCAAGAAAATTAAAGCCGGTTCTGGTAATATTACTTTCCAAGAAATAGTCGGATTGCTTAAATCGTTGGGCTATGAAGAGAGCAATAAAGGTAAGACCAGTGGCTCACGAGTAAAGTTTATTAATCACGAAACCGGCAAGATGATTTATATGCACAAGCCGCACCCACGGAAAACGTTGTTGCAGTATCAGGTGCGTGACATCTTAAATACAATTGGAGATGAAATCTAA